TTCTAACAGTTTTGTTAACATGACAAATTTGTGTTTTCATAAAGATACACATTTTTATGTTAAAATCAAACTAATTGACAATGTGTTATATACTACGTATATTTAAATAAATGGTGTTTATTAACTATTTATAGGGGTATAATATACCCGTTTTTGTGGTAGAAAAAAGGATATTAACATGCCAGATAACAATAGAGGAACAGTATTTCAGAACCTAACGAAACTGTTGAATGGTAACAGTATACCTCAGGTATTTCAGCGCGACCCATCCGACAGGAGCCTGTTTGCACCTAACCGTGTTGTTTATTCAACTAACAACCAGGCTGACTACAATGCTGAAATGCAAAAGATTAAACAGCAAAAGTTACTGTCTTATCAGTGGCAGAAAGCTGGAGCAGATAATGCAATGGAGAGCCTGGCTGGTTACACGGCGGTCAAACTCATGTTGCGTGACGCTGATTTAATGGAAACCATGCCTGAGATTGGTGCGGCACTCGACATTTATTCCGAGGAAGCAACTGTGTGTACTTCAAAAGGAAAGATGTTGAATGTATATTCTAAATCCGATAGAATTAAGTCAGTTCTAGAAGATTTGTTCTATAACCGTTTACAAATTAACGTTACATTACCAATGATTGCACGTAGTATGTGTAAATATGGTAATGACTATGAACTCCTTAACATTGACGGTGTTAATGGCGTTATGGGTTGGAAACGTTTGCCTGTTTATGAAATCGATAGGATAGAAAACGGCTATGGTACCTCAACGAGCTCCGCATTGATGGTGCCAGCACAAACCAATATAATGAAACCGGATGACGTTAAGTTTGTTTGGGTCGGTCACAATGAGTCAACACCATATTACAACTGGCAGGTTGCTCATTTCAGAATGCTCGGCGATTCATTCTTCCTGCCATATGGTACAAGCGTATTACACAAGGCAAGGCGTGCCTGGCGTATGCTTTCAATGATGGAAGACGCTATGCTAATATATCGACTAGACAAGAGTATTGAACGTCGTGTGTTCAAAATTTATGTTGGTGCTATTGACGATGCAGATGTCCCGGCATTCATACAGGATGTGGCTAACAACTTCAAGAGAACACCAATCATTGACCCGTTGACTGGTCAGGTTGACTTACGTAAAAACTTCATGGACGTTTCAACCGATTACTTTATTCCTGTACGTAGAGAGGACGCACCTAACCCGATTGAGACCTTACAGGCTGCTCACAACACAGACAGCATGGATGACATCAATCACATGGAAAACAAGATTTTTGCAGCACTTAGAGTACCTAAGACATTCTTGAACTTCCAGGAAGCCCAGGGTAAAGGACAGAACCTATCACTACTCGATATCCGCTTCTCAAGGATGATTAACAAGATACAACAGTATCTGTTGCTCGAACTTAACAAGATTGCAATGATACATCTTTACATCCTTGGATTTAATGACGATATAGCCAACTTCACGCTATCTATGAACAATCCGTCCGCACAGATAGAAGCACTCGAGTTAGAGGACATATCAAAACGCGTGCAAGTGGCTAGTGCAGCTGTTATGCAAACGCCTTCAGGCATTCCACTCATGTCACTTCATAGAGTCTTGAAAGAAATTATGAAGATGAGCGACCCTGAAATAAAGGACATGTTGAACGAAATACGTCTTGAAAGTGCTATGGCGGCTGAACTCATGGGTACGGCTAACATTATTAAGAAGACCGGCATATTTGACCCTGTCGATAGAATATACGGTGACCCTGATGCTATGAATAAGCCACAGATGGGACAGATGCAACAGCAGGGTGGTCCAGGTGGTCCTGGAGGACCTGGCGGTCCCATGGGCGGCGACGTAGGTGGAGCATTGCATATGGATTCACTCGGCGCACCAGGCGAGGATACTTCAAGCCCCATAAATGGAGAGGAAGCAACTGGACCAATGTCACAGGCACCACAAATGGACGCGGGTACGCCACTACAGGAAGTGTTAAGACGTAGGATTAGTGGTAATAAAAAACAGAGCCCTAACGAAATGAAACTACATTTCATGGATGAGTACTTCAAAATGTTGAACGAGTCAAAGAAACGTGAAGATGATGAATACGATGAAGTTGACTATGTAGGAAAAACAAACGTAATTAACGAAGAACTAAAGAAATCCATTGAGAAGCTTCAGAAACTCAGTGAAGAGTTTGATAGAAGATACGAGGAAGAAGAACTGATGGATGAAAGTGGTGCATTCGAAGACTAATAAACTATTTATAACAAAATATACCAAAATGGCTGGAAAAACTAACTATAACAATATTTCACAAATTAGAGACATCGAAAAACTCGATTTAATGAAAGAAAGTTTCGACAAGGATTATGAGGCTCAGAAAAAATCCGTCGAGACAATGGAAATGGCAAACGCCATGGAAAACAAAAAGTTTGGTTATATCAAAGAAAGTTTTGAAAACATGTCCTCTGAGTTGTTTAAGACAAAAGAGGGACGCTCAATCATTAACAAATATATTGCGTGCGTTAAAGAAAGTCAGGAGCTCAAAAAGATGCACCTTCTTTATGAGTGTGTCAGAAAAGCAAACAAGGACGTTGACATTACAACTTATATGAACGAGGCTACTTCAATGATTGGTAAGATTGGCTCTAAGAAATATAAGGAAGATACTAAGAAACTCGGAAAAATATTGGGTGAAGCATGTCAGGAACTTGGTAAGGAAAAGGCGCTTAGCCTTAACATTGTACGCTCTAACGACGAGAAAGAACAGCTCGACGAGGCAATGGATTACATTGGAACCCATAAGAAAAGCCTCAAGACACTTCCTGAATATACAGAGTGTTACGGCGTTATTAAACAACACGTAAACCTAAACGAGGCTATTAAAAAACTCTCTGCAAGCTCATCACTAAAAGAGAAAGACATTGAGAAAACTGTAAATGAGTTTAACGAAAAATACGGTAACGAACTCGAGGAATCAACCCACAACCTCGTGAAAGAACTACTTGAGACAACTAACAAAGAAACCGTGTTTGACAAATACAAAGAAGCTTGCATCGGAAAAATAAAAGAAAAACAAGCCATATTTGAAAGTGATGGTGATAAAATGTCATCTGACCGCTTGGGTGTCATTCTTGAAAAAGTGACGAACAAAAACTACAACCCCGATACCGTTAACGTTGACGTTTTCAATCTAGTAGAAATGGCTGATTCACTTGAATAAATGAAAGTAATACTAACAGAGTCACAAATTAAGCAATTTTCAGCTATCGAGGGGGTGAAAAACCTTCTCGAAGAGTCTGTTAGTCTGAACGAAACGTCAAGTTTAATCAAAGACCATTTACGTAACGCACTAATTGCGGGTGTTGCTTGCATTTCAATCATAGCCGGTATAAACGCGTCTGGCGTCCTAAGTGATAACGAGAAAAGGGACTACATATCATACACTGAGAGAAAGGCGAGAGAGGTGGAGGAAGCAAAACAAGAGTTCTATCAGTTACGTGTTAATGAACTGGAGAAATGTATGCACGATAAATACCTACAATTGAAAGGGCATTCGGCATACAACAAGCAAGACATAGTATTGTCCCCAAGTGAAATGGTTAAATCATGTGATGAATACGGATATGACTTGGTTCTTATGGCGGCACAGGCATGGCTTGAAAGTGCATGGGGAACCACACCAAGAGCCCTAAAAACAAAATCTGTATTTTCCGTTGGCTCGTACGATAACGGTAAGGACGTTGCAAAATATAATCACGTAAACGCAAGCATTGTCCCATATATCCAACTAATGCAAGGTGATTATAACATGAACAAAGATACACTTAACAACATATTTTCCGGAAAAAGCACATTGGTTAACAACGCAGGAAACAGATATGCCAGTAGTCCAGTGTATGAAAGGCAACTAAAGAAAACATACGACGCAATAAAAAGCTCGTATCCAATACTTTCAATGTCTTTTGAAGACTATATGAAGAAGAAAGAAAAAGAGAACCCGTTCTAGGTTCTCTTTTATTTTACATATATCATCAAATCTTCCTGTATCGGTACTATCAGTTTTCCTTCAGGAAACCTAACACCAGCTTCAGATATATCTCCATTAAAACTTATTTCAAACCATCCCTTGTATATACCTGACGTTTTGGTATCCCTTTCCGTCCAGTCGTATTCTATCACATATTTTTCTTCACAACCTCCCGTATCAGCTAATAATAACTTAGTAGGTGCTTTTGATACCTTCAGTATACCTGTTTCAGCGTCTTTCATTGAGAATGTGATTACAGCATCCTGGACGGCGTCATAGAACTTATCAAAGTCATATCTACCGTCGTTTATCAGTTCCATCCTCAAAACAGGAAGAGTGGCACCCTTGTTTATATAAAACTCCTGTATCATTACGTCCAATTTATATATAAATAGTTGATATAGCGTAATAAAACCCCAGATTTGACTTTTTGAAAGTTTTTATTATATTTTAAAAAATGAAACATCAGTATGAAAACAATTATGTCTGAAAAGAAAGTAGATTCTAACTTTTTTAAAATTAAACTCGGAACATTAGATAAAAAGAACCCAACAACAATGTATGTTGATGCTGGCACCTACATTACGCCGACAGTTGAAAAAGACGATTATAAAAACGATATAGTATCAATCGAAAAGGAAATGAAACTGAAGCTGAAGGATATGCTTAAAAACTCACCAACAATAAAAGACGATTTTATATTGGTTACAGACGTGGCAATTGGGCGCATATCTAAAGAACGGGGCACGCATTTCACGGTTCAGGTGTATTTTAAACCTTCAGACAACGAATTCCAACAAAAAAAGACGTTTAAGCAACTCTGTAAGGAGTATATGAACGAATACGCTGAAAAACTACCATCGTATAGACAAATCATAGAAGACCACGGCTTTTCATGTAATAAAACTAAGTAGTTAAACTATTTATCAATAACAAATTGTTTGCTAAATGATAAGACATATTTTTCTAGATAAAACGGCTACAATAGTAAAAGACATGCACGTTAACACTGGTCTTAATCCAGTAGCAGAGCTTAACTATGGAAACGCCGTTACAAGGATATTGTTACATTTCGATGAATCCGAGATAAAACAAATGTTCGAGGATAAAACGATATGTGATAGGTCCAAAGTTAAGTTTACGTTGAAGATGACCAACACATCCGGTGTTGACGGTATTCCATACGAAAAAACATTGAAATTTGGTAACACATGTATAACAAAAGAGCGTGCGGCTTCTTTTACGGT